AGGGATAAGGTATCCAGAGTATACTCAGCTTCTCCAATCATTGAGGCTGGTAGAATGTGGATACCCAGTAAGAAGAAGTGGTCAGATGAATTAGTAGAGGAACTACTAAGGTTCCCCAATGCTGCTCACGATGACCAAGTAGATGCAATGACAATGGCTATCCACTACATGAAAGAGTCTTGGCATCTAACACATCCAGATGATCCAGACCTTGAAGATGCACCACCAACTAAAAAGAAAACTTATTGGTCTTTTTAAATTTGGATAACGATAAAAAGTATGGTATAATAGTATAGTGAAAGATTTAGAGAAAGTATTGTTTATATTATCATTGTCTAACAGACATGAGAATTGGACTGTAAAAGATATACAGAGATTGGTTATACCACCACTAAAATTAAACCAATACAGAATATATAAAGATAAAGAAGTTCCGCTGTGTTACGCAAGCTGGGCAATGTTACCAAAAGAAGCTGAAGAAGGCTATAAAAATAAAACAAGAAAGATTCAACCAAAAGACTGGGATAGTGGTAATAACCTTTGGTTGATAGATGTGATATGTCCTTTTGGGGGTACACGTAGTGCAATTAAAAGATTAGATACTTTAAGAAAAGAACTGGGATTACCAGATAAAGTAAATTTTTATAGAAGTAAACGGTTGGGGAGCAATAGGGTAAGCAATGTTAAACGAATTTAAAAGACCAATGTGGAATGACGGTTACTCTAAAGAGCAGCCTTGGCTTAACTATTACAATAGCTACGAGCGTATGCACTGTTGCTTTGCCGGTGACGGCAGCATGGATGCTGATGCAACAAGTGAAGACACAAACTTTGTAACTGCTGATGACTTAGATAGACAGGCTAAAGAAGAAGCAGCAGCAATGGCAGCTGAACTAGAAGACTATGAAGGTTTATCTCGCACAGGAAGTAATGTAGATGAATACGCTGATGTTATAGGTACTGACCGTGATGGGGGTTATAGTCAGGGACTCGACTACAATGATTATGTTGATATGGGAGTTTTTGACTATCAAGCTGCGGAGTCTCGTGCTAATGATCAACGGATAGCTGATGAAATAGTTGAAAATCAATCTGCTTTAGGACGTGATGTTAATGTAACATTAGATAAAGAAGGTAACTTTGTTTATGAAGGAGCAGACGCATTCACAGCTGCACTTGGAGAGATAGGTAAGGGTGCTTCATATTTATCACAAAATATTGGTATAGGAAGTGCTATTAGTGCTGCTGCTAGAGCCCTTGGAATAGCTCCAGAAGAAGTAACTCAGGAGGATATAAATAAAACCCAAGATTACTCTATGAACAGAGGCGCAGAATCACCACTAGAAGCAGCCGCCTATGCTGCTGGTCAAAGAACCGCTGATCCATATAGAGATGGAATAGCTGGTCCTGCGATTAATCCTACTGGAATAGGTGCAGCATATGCAGCACAACCACCCGAAGACCCTGTTGCTGTTCAAAGAAGTTATGCTGATGCTATGCTAGGTGTAAGAGAGACTAGAGGAGGCCCATCAATTGATCTCACTGATGCAATGTTAGAAGTTGCATATAGGGAAGAAGCGCAAAAAGCTGATGCTGCTCGTGATGCTCAAATTGATAGGGAGTATAATATAGGTTTAGATCAAAGAGCAAATCAAGGTTATGGTGGTCTTGATCGTGCCTCCTATAATTCTGTAGTAAATGCTGCTCTTGGTGGTCAAGGTTTCAAGGACTTTAATCTAGGTTTAGATCAAAGAGCAAATCAAGATTATGGTGAAGCTAGGCAAGATATGTCTTATGGGCAGGGTGACCTCGGTGCTAACTTTGGTGGCTTTGAATATGGTTTAGGTGCAGACTTCATGCCGGGACCGGGACAACCGGGTTATGGTGGAGCAGCTTTAGGTGGTATGACTGATGCTGAACTTCAAGCAGCTTATGCTGAAGAAGGTCGTAATATGAGTTCTGCTATACAACCAGATGTACTAGGAGTGAGAAATGTTGATTCAGCAGAAAATATTTTTAAAGAAATAATAAAAAAACCTGAAGAAAAAGCAGAAGTAGTACCAAAAACTCCTATGGAAAAATACTTTGCAGAAAGAGGTACTCCTGCTATTCCTTCTTCTTTTCAAGAGTATCGTTCTTATTTACCACCAATAGGACCAGCCGCTAATGCAGATTATCGTAGAACATTGGCATTAGGAACTCCTAGATATCAGGAACCTTCAGGACCAAATCGTAGTATTGCTACTCTTGCAGCAGCATATGGTATGACATATGATGAAGCTGCCAAGAGGTTTGCACCACCAAGTGTTCCCGCAATGGGTGGTGGTGGTCTTCGTAGTTTGATGGAGTATAGTTAATGGCTACAGAACGCAATCCCTTTGATAAGATACCTGAAGGTACAGAGACTAATATAATTGCTATGATGCCTGAAGAAAATTCTAATGTCTCTATTGAGATTGATCCTTCAGATGGTGGTGTAATTGTAGACTTCTCTTCAGAGGAAGATGCAGTCATGGAACCATCAGAAGAAATCAGTGAGTGGTATGGTGATCTAAGTGAAGACCTTGATGCAGAAGAACTACAAGATATTGCCAGTGATGTAATTGAGAACTTCACTGCTGATAAAGATAGTCGTGCTGAATGGGAGTCTATGTTTGAGAGAGGCTTTGATCTACTTGGTCTAAAGTTGGAAGAAGCATCAGAACCATTCCAAGGTGCGTGTACTGCTGTACATCCACTACTAATTGAATCAGCAGTCAAGTTCCAATCAAAAGCTTCAGGTGAACTCTTCCCTGCCACTGGCCCTGTCAAGACACAGATACTTGGTGCTGCTACTCCAGAGAAAGAGATGCAAGCCAACAGAGTTCAGAACTTTATGAACTTCCAGCTTACAGAACAGATGCCTGAGTACTTCGATGAATTTGAAAGAATGCTTTTCCATCTACCCTTGATAGGTTCAGCATTCAAGAAAGTTTACTACAGTGCTACACTGAAAAGGCCCGTATCTGAATTTATTCCTATAGACCAGTTCTATGTGTCTTACTACGCCAACGATCTCAGAAATGCGGACCGATATACTCATGTAATTCAAAAAAGCCCAGTGGATATGAAGTTGGACATGATGTCTGGTGTCTACAAAGACGTTGAACTTCCTGAACCAGCCCAGCTTTCTGCATCAGGGTTTGCCACTAAAATAGATAATATTCTTGGGTTGTCTCCCTCATATGATTCTGATCCACAGTATGTTATCTTAGAACAACATTGTTATCTTGATCTTGAAGAAGAGGGTGTACCTTGCCCTTATATCGTAACTGTTGAAGAACAGTCAAGACAAGTTTTAAGTATTCGTAGAAACTACAAGCAAGACGATCCAAACAAAGAGAAACGAAGTCACTTCGTTCACTACAGGTTTGTTCCCGGCTTTGGTTTCTACGGGTTGGGCCTTATCCATTTCCTCGGTAATCTCACCATGTCGGCAACTGCTGCAATGCGCTCCCTCATAGATGCAGGACAGTTTGCTAATTTACCGGGCGGATTCAAGGCCAAAGGAGTGCGGATGGTTGGTGACAACGATCCTATCGCCCCCGGCGAGTTCAAGGAGGTCGAAGCAACTGGTATTGATTTATCAAGGGCAATAATTCCCCTGCCTTATAAAGAGCCTTCCCAAACGCTCTTCCAGATGCTTGGGTTCGTGACTGCTGCTGGTCAGAAGTTTGCGGACAGCACTGAGCAAGTTATCTCTGATGCTGCCTCCTACGGACCCGTGGGTACTACAATGGCATTGCTGGAAGCTTCAAGTAAGTTCTTCTCTGCAATCCACAAGAGATTACATAAATCACAGAAGGATGAATTTAGAATCCTTGCACAGATAGATTATGATTATTTACCTAACAAGTATCCATACCAAGTACCCTTTGAAGATCGTGATATCTTCAAGGCTGACTTTGATGGACGTGTAGATATTATTCCTGTCTCTGATCCTAACATCCCATCCAATGCACATCGTATGATGCTGGCTAATATGGCTTTGCAAATGGCACAGCAATCCCCACCGGGAATGTTTAACA